TAAGGAAAATGCATGCAACTGCCTAAACCCGAAAAAAATACATGACTAAACACGAAACACCGACTTGACGAAATACAACCATATCCTGCACCGTGCGGAAGTCCGGTTTCTGCCCGGACGTTTGAAGTATGAGGTGAATGGGCAGGCCGGTGAAGCGGCGCCATCGTTTTGGCGTGAGGGTACACCGTCCTTTTAGGGCGGTGGGGAATCACGCTGGTCTGTTCTGGTTCTCGATATACCGTTTCAGCGTGTCCAACGGCGCACCGCCCGCCGTGCCCGCGTAGTAGCTGGGCGACCAGAGGCGTTGCGCCCTCCAATAGTGTCGGGCGAGTTCGGGGTAGTCGCGTCTCAGGTATCGGCTGGACACTCCCTTGAGGCTGTTGACGAGTCGGCTGAGTTCCACGGTCGGGGGAAACGATACGAGCAGGTGCACGTGGTCGGTTTCGCCGTTGAACTCCTCCAACCGGCAGTCGAACGAGGCGCACACGTCGGAGAATATGCGTTCCAACGCCTTCAGGTGCTCGTCGGTGAACACGTCGTGCCGGTATTTGGTGACGAAGACCAAGTGCGCATGCAAATCGTAGACGCAGTGCCGTCCCTTACGAATATCGTTTGTCTTATCCATGAAGACCAAGTATAATACCAAACATGAGTTCCTACAGGCGATACAACTACCGCGCCTACCCAACGCAAGGGCAGCGCGAGGCATTGTCATGCCTGTACGGCGCATGCCGGTACGCGTACAACTGGACGCTCGACCAGCGGGAGCTTATGCGTCGCCGACATGGGCGAATGCAGTCCTGCACGCAGTTGAGCAACATGTTCACCCTATGGAAGCGAGAACCCGGCATGGAATGGCTTCTGGCCGTATCATCCACGCCTTTACAGCAGTCGATACGCCACGCGGACATGGCCTACCGGAACTTCCTCCGCCTCTACAAGGCCGGCAGAACTCATATTGTGACCAACCGCCGTACCGGGAAGAAGCGTCGCACGGGGCTGCCCCGGTACAAGAGCCGCAGGGACGGCGAACAGTCCGCCGAGTTCACCAAATCCGCGCGATTCAAGGTCGGGCATGCGGACGGATGCAAATGGGCGTTCCTCACGCTCCCGAAAATCGGGCGGGTCAAGCTCCGTTGGACTCGCGAACTGCCGTCCAAGCCGAACACCGTCACCATCATGAGGCATGCGGACGGCTCTTACGAGGCGAGCTTCACCGTGCAAGTCGATGACAAGGCCGACGCGCCCGAGCCGCTGCATGAGGCGTGCGGCATCGACATGGGGCTCGACTCGCTCATGAGCATCGTCTACACGGACGGCACACGCGAGAAAATACCCCACCCGCGCACCCTGAAACGCAAGATGCGCCGACTGCGCAGGCTCGACAAACAACTGGCAAGGGAAACGAAAGGCTCGAACAACCATGCGAAGACACGAATCCTGAAGGCCAAGACCTACGGTCGGATACGGAACCAGCGCAGGGACATGGCGTACAAGCTGGCATCCAAGGTGGCGGGCGAGAACCAAGCCGTCGCCTTGGAGACCCTGAACGTCAAAGGACTTGCCCGCACCCGCATGGCGAAGAGCCTGTTGGATGCGAACTGGACGCGTATCATCGACCGCATCCAACAATTGGGCGTCCACTACGGCAGAACCGTCAAACGCATCGACCGGTGGTATCCCAGCAGCCAAATCTGCTCCCAATGCGGACGCCGCGACGGACGGAAACCGTTGGACATACGCGAATGGGAATGCCCGCAATGCGGCATACGGCTCGACCGTGATTGGAACGCCGCACTGAACATCCTCGACGCCGCGGGACTCGCGGAGTCGCTAAACGCCCGTGGAGGCGACGTAAGACGGAGACTGGCGCAAACCGGTCGCAACGCGGACGCCCGTGAAGCGGGAACCCGCCGAGCCGCAAGGCTTCATTAAGCTGACCGGCGTAGGAATCCCCCGCCTTCAGGCGGGGGAGGATGTCAATCCCCAGCATGATCGTGGTCATGAGAACAGGAGAACGTTAGTCGATGCGCTCCACCGCCGACCTGGTGAACATATCAGGCTTCAGCTGGCTGTATAGTCAGTCGAAGTCCCATTGAAGCCAGTACTTTAGAGATGGTTTGGAACGAGGGATTACCCTCGGCGCTGAGGCTTCGGTACAGGCTTTCTCTGGACACGTTCGCCTCTTTGGCAATGCTGGACATTCCTCGTGCTTTTGCTACTTTTCCGAGTGCGGTTTGGAACATTTCAGGATCATTGTATTCTGCTACGGCATTGAGGTAGCGGGCGATGTCGTCTTCGGTTTCAAGGAATTCGCTGGTGTCGTAGTCTTGGTATTTCTTTGTCATTTTTTCTCCTCCTATTCGGAGTATTCCCTGAATAGTTTCTTGGCTTTTTTGATATCTGCCTGTTGTTTTCTTTTATCTCCGCCGATGAGCAGCAGATAGATTTCTGATCCGCTTCTTGCGTAGTAGATTCGGTATCCGGGTCCGAAGTGAAAGCGCATCTCGTATATGGAGTCTCCTACGGGTTTGGTATCTCCCAGGAGGGAGCCTTTTAGCTCGCAGTAGTCAAGGTGTGCTTCGATTTTGGCTTTTGCGTCTCTGTCTTTTAGTTTGCGTAGCCATTCAAGGAATTCGCTCGTCCTCTTGAATCTCAACATACCAATACTGTAGCCTACAGGCTACAGTTCGTCAAATCAACAAGAAAAAAGAAGGAAGACGCCCCGCCGTGGGGAGCGTCAACTCAATGGCATGCAGCCATGCTTGACCTCCTGATTAGGCGTTGAGCGGTGTGCCGCAGTTGGGGCAGAAGTTGGTTTGTCCGTTCAATGGCTGACCGCATTTGGGGCAGTTGTTCGTTATTGCCGGCTGGGGGATAGGGGCTGGGACGGGTGAGATCACAGGCATCGGCACAGTGTTCGTCACCGGCGCTGCTGGCGCAGGAGCCTGTTGTTTGACTGCCGAGGTGAACAGTCTGACGACACGTGGCGGAATATTGTCCACCGGCAGCAGGCTCAGGGATTGGATTTCCGCAACCAACTGTCCAGGCGTCACGACACGAACATTGCCCGGCCAGACGGCTTCGCTGACATCCGGGTTGCCGTTATGTCCGCCCGGTACCATGCAGACCATCCATTGGGCCGCCACGTGATAGGTTTCGAGCGTGGACGCCCAATTATCGCGTTGGGTTGCCATGTTCTCGCTCATCTTGACCACGGGTGTTCCATCCGAGCCTTTGACGAGGGCTCGACGGCTGATGCTCATGCGCACCAGGTTTCGTGGATCCAAGTTCACGTATTTGGTGTCGCTGCCGCCCTTGTAGTTCTTCGCGTCCACGAACCAGGCATGCACCTGCTGTTGCGGGTCTATGCCGACCAGCACGCAGTCGATGTCCGCGTTGATGGGCTGGCGGTTCTCGTTGAGCCCGTACAGGGACCAGAAGGAGATGACGTTGAGCCGCATGTAGGCGATGATTCTGGCCAATGCGGATTCGCCCTGCTGGCCGGCCTGTACGGCCGTGTTCCCGAAAGCGGAATAGTCCAAGCCGGAACCCGGATCGCCGTACAGTTTCCCGAGCTGGCGTTCCTGTTGCAGGTTCGCGTTGAGACTGGCTTCATACAACGGGTCGGGGGAGCCGCCGTTGTCGTGGTCTATCATGAACCAGCCATAATAGGAGTCCTCGTTGCTCATGGCGGCCACCAGCCCGTATCGGGGCGCGAATCCCTTTAATTCCGTGTTCGGATCCAACGTGAGCTGATTGTTCGGGGATGGGGTTTCCTCCCCGCGTGGGAAGGTGATTCCCCACCAGAGGGTTCCTGCCACCACGGTCACGATGAAACCTATGAAGAGTTCCATGAAGGCGGAGCCTCCTGTCGCGGAAGATCCGACTCCGGCAAAAGGCCGCAGCGCATAATCCGCGCCCAATGAGGCAATGACCGCGAACACCAGTCCGGCCACCGCGGTCAACACGCGTTCCTTCATGGTTTTGCAGAACATCACGCGGACTATGACAGCGATGACGGTGACGATCAGCGCCAGTATTCCTATGCCGTTCAACTCCTGGAAAAACGGGTCAAGATGTCCCATGGCTTATATCTCCTCTTTTCAGTCGTGTATCGGTTGGCGGTATTCCAAAATCCGACGGTAGTCCTCCAAAAGGAACACCGTGACATCCATCTCGCAGGACATCTGATAGATCTCGCCATCATATTCCCGTTCGGCCTGCACATAGTCCGCCGGGTCGATCAGGAACATGGCGGTTTCACGGCGCACACGCCATTCGGCATGGCTTTTCCCGTATTCCGCATGCGAATCATCGGCGTGCAGCCAGTGGAACAGTTCATGGGTGAGAGAGCATCGTTTCTGCACGTCGGTCATATGCTCGTCGATGATTATGGTCTGGATAGCCTCACAGTAGAGGCCTGAAGTGTCATCGTCAAGCGTGGCTTCGATGACGTGGACTGGCTGGTTTTCCACGGCGTCGAGCATCTGCTCGTAGGTCATGCCACGGTTGATGGGCATGTGGCGGTCGAATGGTGCGGCCGTCAGCACGGTTGAATATCCTCCTATCGAATCGGTTCGAGAAGAGGATACTCTGACAGAACAGGGGCGAGCAGTCGTCACTAGCGGCCGTCACCGCCTTCCATTTCCGCGAGCTTATGCGGATCCTTGTTCGCCGCCAAGGACACGTCACCCCTACGTAGTTTCTCCAAAACGATCCGCTTACGCTCTTCATCGGATAGAGACGAGGGTTTAACCGAACGTGCACGAGGAACAGGACCCGTGCCTCTCTTATCGGAGGTAACGCCCGTATCGACTGATGTGTCATGGGGAAGTCCGGAGACCGGAATGGAAGAGGATGGCCCATCAATAATCTGAACGACGTTGTCCCCATCCATGATGGCTACGAACTGACGGGCAAGCAGCCCGGGCTCGTTTTCCTCGGTAGCTCGTTTTCGGGCTAGGTTTCCGATCAATTCGATGGCATTGTCAAAATCTATGAGAGGTGCAATGGCATCAAGGTCATCCATCGTCCATGCAGCTTTTCCGCGCAATCGGACGGATACGTAGGATTGGCTCGTCTTCTCGCCCAAGGCCGAAGCAATCTGCTTTTGGGTCAGACTCTTTGCTCGCCGACGTTCTTCAACGAACTCCGCTATGAGCTTGGTGCTCTCCCCGGTCTTCTTAAGTCTGTCATTCCGTACCATGTTGTCATTCTATCTCTTGAGAGAACATTTTTCACGCTATAAAACACGCCGTATCTCCATAGAGATTGACACTATTCCAATCGACCCCTAATATCTCCCATGAGATACGAAAGGTTTTTTATCGCATGTCATCAAACGAAATCATCTCCCAAGCGATCCTCGCTCGCATGGCAACCCAGAACTACCAGGTGAAACAACTCGCCAAAGATCTAGGAACCACGCGAGAGGCAACGGGCCGCAGACTCAACCAGCACACCATATGGGACAGCAACGAACTCGACATCGTAGGCAAGGCACTGGGACTAACGGACATGTTCGGCCTCTGCGATTATGCAAGAGCCCTCGCCGAGATGAACAAGAACGTTCCCCTATCCAAGACCGTCTGACCGGGTTCTTCGGAAGAAAAGAGAGCCATGCGCATCAGGAGCATCAAGCCGGAGTTCTGGCGCAGCCGGGATATAGCGAATCTCAACTGGGACGCCAGACTGGTTTTCATAGGTCTATGGAGTTACGTGGATGATAACGGGGTAGGCAAGGATATCGACTACGACATCATCGGAGACCTGTTCGCGGCTGATCTCATCAAAGACCCTCGCGAGACTGTCGCGAGAGTGTCGCGAGCCCTCGCGAGTCTTTCTGAAGCTGGATTGATATATCGCTACGAGTTCGACGGCACCCCATATCTGGAGATTGCGACATGGTCAAGGCACCAGAGAATCGATAAGCCAGGCAAGTCGAGGTATCCGTCTCATGAGATGGCAGAACCCAATGATTCCAACGGTTCAGACCCAGATTCGCGAGACTGTCGCGAGAGTGTCGCGAGACCCCATCGAGATTTCCACGCCCGGAACAGGGGAACAGGGGAACAGGGGAACAGGGGAACAGAGGATATTTACTCCTCTCTATCCCCTCAAAATCCAGAATCGGAGAAAAACGAAAAATCGGCGGACGAGTCCGCCTCAGAGCCTGAAAACGAGAATGCTTCTTTCGAAGCTTCTCAGAGTTCCAGCAGGGTTGAGGAAACCTCTCCGATTCAGAAGAAACCTTCCGCGGTTTCTTCGAAGAAGAGAAAAGTTCCGAAAAAAGAGAAGAAGCCCGCGACCCGTCAGACCGTGTTGGCTCCCGACTGGAAGCCCTCGCCCGAACTGCGCATCGCCACGGCCAAGGCGGGAGTCAACCTGATCCGCGAAGTCACTCTGTTCGTCGCCTACTACACGCAGGAGAAACCCGAACACCGCAGCGCCAACTGGGATGCCACATACAGGCGTTGGCTCGAACGGGACATCCAAAACCTGAAAATGGGGCGCGACCCCAACAACATCGCGCTACACCCGGAGAACCTGCCGACGAACGGCAGGCTGCCGAAGAGCATGCTGAACGACATGCACAATGCGGAAGTCCAAGCGCGGGCCGCCGCCTGGGACGAAGCCCATCCGCGAGAGGAGGAATTCGATGAACTTTAACGAAGCTCTGCAGGTGCTGCGCCGCATCAACGTACATCACGGGAACGCGCCAATCAGCGACGCGCAGGCCCAATGCTTCTACGAGGAGCTGGCCAGATCGGTGTCGTTCGACGAGGCCAACGCCGCGGTACGGGAATTCTACGCATTGCATCCTCACGGCGAATGGATGACGGTGGGGGATATCAACCTCGCCGTGAGAAGGAAACGACGGCAGTCGATGCCATCGGAGGCGACCATCACCCGGCTGATGGAGGAGAACCAGATTTCCGACCCCGACGAGATGTGGCAGTTCCGACGCTCTCTGCTCAAATCATTGGGCCGTGGCCGCCCCGCCACGCAGGCGGTGCAGCGTGCGTTGGAATTGTCCCGTCACCCGATGCTGGGCGGCCCGAGGGACGGGGCGACGAAAAGCCTGCCGCAGACACGGCCGGGGGGAAACCCCGATCCACGCGATCCGGCCCCGGTCACGACCGTCGTCCAAAGCATCATCGGCGGACTCTCGGCTCGGCCGCATCGGGCGGAATAGCCCCCCGGCCATCGCAAGAACATCGAATCAAAAAAAAACGCCATCAGAAAAACCGATTGGAGAAAAAACAAATGGCAGACATCACCACACAAACAATCCGAGACACCTTCTTGGACAACCTTCCCGAAAACGTGACGCGCGAGGAGGGGGAGGCGTTCTGGAACGCATGGCTGGACAGGCAGCGCGAAGGGCATGAACCGGACATGCCGACACCTCCGGTCGGATTCCAGTACGCACCGGGCGAAGTGGACGAATTCGACTACGGCGAACCGGACTTGGAAGACGAGCAGCTGACTGAGGACCAGAAGCGAGACATGCTGGGACTGGTGCATGATTATGCGATGAACACGTCGGAACTGGCACGCACCATGCTGGACTGCCAGCATTTCGACGACCCGCAGGTCCGGGAGCTCGTACGTCAGACGTTCAAGGATCTCGAATGCGCCGGAAGCCACGTGTCTGACGCTTTGAAGCTGATGGGTTGGACCGCGGACGATGCGACGGTTGGCTGAAGTTTCTTCCGTTGCCGTCGATGCCGGGCCATGCGGCAACGGAAGAAAATCGGTTATTTTCAATAAAAAACCGGTTAATTACAAACCCTGAGGTTACAGTGGGAACTGTTTGAGAAAACTCAGGCAAGGAGAACCCTCGAAATGACCAAACGTAACAGCAGCGGTCTGCGCAATGCGGGCACCATCGCCACCGTCGCGGCATTGACCCTCGGCATGGCGGGGCCCGGCGTCATGACGGCCACCGCCGACGAAAACACCGCGAACGGCAACACCGGCACCAGCGCCGCCCAAGCCACGCAGGAAGTCAAATACACGACCACCGTGGCAGGCACGCCAGTCGACTTCACGAAGGACGGCAAAGGCGATTACACGGCAACCGTCCCCAAGGTCAAAGGCAAGTTCCAAAACCAGGTGATCGTGTCCGGCACAGACAAGTCCCAGATCACTCTGACCACCAGCCAGAAACCTACGGACGGGAAAATCAGCGGCCCCGTCGTCTACACCAGCGCCGCCGATTCCGCGCCCAAGTTCACGTTGACCGTCACGGATTATGAAATCGTCGAAGACCAAGCGGCCCAATGGAACGCCACCGTTGAAGGCGAGACATACCCTCTCGACGTGAACGGTGACACCGCATCCAAGGACCTGCCCGAAGTCGCCTCCTATCCGGGCAACATCACCGTCACCAACGGAGCAACCACCATCACGCTGACACCCGGCTACCAGAACGTCACCGTGGAATCCGGCGACAAGCTGGGCCAGCTGAACGTATCCGGCACCGCCAACTACCATCAGGATGCCGACGCGACGAAGAACACTCCGGCATTCAACGTGACACTGCCGTTCGCCTACACCTCGGGCACCCCGGTGACCGTGGACGGCACCGAAACGGAACTCACCAAGTCTGATGACGGAAAATACCATGCGGATTACGCCGGTCCGACACTGGACGAATCCAACAAGCCCAGCACGGACACGGTGCCCCTCACCGGCATCAAGACCACACTGCCCATCCAATGGGGCAAAGACGTGCAGGTCGTCGACAAGGACACCGGCGACACCACCAGCAAGTTCGTACGCCTCACCGGAACAGCTTCCGGCGAAGTCACCATCCAGGATGACGCCAGCGGCAAAAGCGTCACCGTGCCGGTGGAAGTGGCCGTGACAGCCGACCGAGCCCAGGACAAGAGCTTCACCGGCCTAACCGTGACCCGCACCGACGCGACAGGAAAAGCCACCGTATACGACGGGGCCAAAGACTTCAACGCAAAATTCAACCCCGACACCCATGAATACACGCTGACCCTACCGGCCGATGCGGTCGGCGACAGCTACACGCTGGGCCTCACCCACGGTGTCGACGCCCAGGCATCCAAACCGACGCTCGCGCTCGGAGAGGGAGCCTCCCGCGTACTCAAGGTGAACGTGAACGGAGCCGACTACACGGTTAACGTGAAATTCCAGCCGGCCGACCTGAAAGCAGATTCCCCCGCGAAACTCACCGGCCTGTACGTGAACAAGACCGGAGAAAACACGAAGGGCCAGCTCATCGACAACTGGAATCCGAACCGGCTCGACTACGTGCTCGCGTTGGGGGAGAAGGATCCAAGCCCATACGTGCTACCCGAAGCCCCCGACGGAGTCACCATCAAAGGCGGCAACATCACGCAAAACGCGCAATCCACCCGCCAGGAATGGACCGTCACCGACACCGCAACCGGAACCAGCCGCATCTACAGCCTGACCGTCACCCGCCCCGTGAAAACCGCAGTAACCGAATTCAAGCCCGCCGACCCAGCCAAACAGGCTTCCACAGTCGACCCGGCCAGCCAACAGGACACCGCGCTCGCATCGCACGGGTACACCGACAAAACCGGCAAATACGTCACATCCGACAAGGATTCTTACATCATCCCGGAAGGCGGCACTTTCGCCTACACGCCAAAGAACGGCCAATCCGCAACAGTCACGGTAGCCCACGAGGGAATGACCTACACGTACACGGTCAACGTGCTCGCCCCAGACGGAGCCACGTTCGCACAACACACGTACACCGTCACCTATATCACGGCAGCAACCCACAAGGCGCAGCTGACCGGCATCCTCGTGGACGGTACGGCCGTCAACGGATTCGATCCGGCCAAACATGAATATGCCGCATCCGTGAATGACCCGGACGAGTGGATGGTCTCCCCGCAGTACGACAAGGCAAGCGGCATGACCGTCAGCACCGAGAAGAAGGGTGCGGACGCCACCATTACTGTCACATCCGGTGACGGATTGGTCAAGACCACCTACAAGGTGCATGTCACCCGCAAACCATTCGGCGGCAACGGGAACAATGCGCTCGGACTCGCCTCCACGGGCGTCGGCGGCGGAACCGTAGCGTTCCTGTCGATGGCGTTGATGGCTATGGGAACGGTTCTCGGACTCGTTGCACGTCGGCGCCAGCGCGGACGCAGCTTCTAATAGCAACGGCTTGCGACCTGATGCGGTCGCAAGCCTTCCATTATTTTTTCTGACTCGGCGTGAAATGTCGGGCAAAAAACAAGAAAAGGAAAGAACATGATGAAACAAAAACGGATTGTCGCCGTAGCGCTTGGCCTGGCCCTGTCCGTAAGCCCCATGATCGTGTTGCCCACCGCTTTCGCGGATCAGGTATCGGGGAACCCGTCCTCGTCGATTTCGGCCCGTTCGACGGCTCCGAATCCGCTCGACAAGTTCAGCACCGAAGAGAAGGCGTTCCTCAACAATCACAAGGACAAGATCGCATCCGCCCTGGGCATCGACGGGTTCGACCCATCCACCACCGACTATTACGGCGTCAAGGAATCGGCACTCGACACGGTCGCAGGCAAGATCCCCACCTCGAACACGGGACTGCTGAAGCCGATGGGCGCGCCGCTCGAGATCGACACGAACGCCACCGGCTGGCTCGTCGACGGAAAGATCGCGAAGGACAAGCCGTCCTCCGGCGACATGGCATACCGGGTCACGATCAAGGGCAAGAGCGGCGGCACCGTCGCATACACGCTGCACACCGCCTCACAGGATGCGAGCAGCAAAGCCGATCCGGGCGAGCTGAAGGGCGTGACCGCCACCGCCAATGGCACCGCCGTCACGGACTTCAATCCGGTGAAGGACGGCACATACACCGTGCCCGACGACGCGGAGGTGAAGATCGGCGACGTGCCCGACGGATGGAAGCTCGACCATAAGGCGGATTCGAAGACCGGCACGCTCACCTTCACCTGCACGAAGGATGATGTGACCGTCACCTGGACGTTCAAGTACGATGACGGAACCACCACGCCGAGCACCGGGGACAAGGCCGATCCAAGCGAACTGGCGGGGGTGACCGCCACGGCCGACGGGAAACCGGTCGACGGGTTCGCCCCGACGAAGACCGGCACATGGACCGTTCCCGACGGCGCGGAGGTGAAACTCTCCGGCCTGCCCGACGGTTGGGCGAGCTATAAGAATCTTGACGCGAAACCCGGCACCCTGTCCTACGACATCAAGAAGGGCGACGTCACCGTCGTCACATGGACGTTCACATACGATTCCACGACCGATCCGGACAAGCCCGCCACGGGCGTGGACGCATTGAAGGGCGTGACCGCGACCGTCGACGGGAAACCGCTCCCGAGCTTCGACCCGACGAAATCCGGCACCTACAGGGTCGCCACGGGCGCCGAGGTGAAGATCTCGAACGTCCCGTCCGATTGGAAGCTTGACAAGACCGCATCCGATTCGAAGCTGGTGTTCGCCGCTTCCAAGGACGGCACGACCGTCACTTGGACGTTCGAATACCAAGGCAAGGATGATGGCGGAGCCACCACCAACCCTGGTGACAATGCCGGAAACAAAAGCCAGAACAACAATGACGGCACGACTTCCAAGCCGACGGTGAACGGCGCGAACCCGCTCGCCTCCACCGGCGTGGGAATCGGCTGGGTTGGCTGGCTCATCGGCATCCTCGCTATCATCGGCGGAGCATTGGGAATCACGGTCGCTGTCCGCAAGCCGAAGGGCAAGGCCACAGACGAGACCCCGGCCCCGGAAGCCGATGACAGCGAAGCGTCATCCGATCAGCCGCTAAACTCCTGACCACCCATCGAAGGTTTGGCAGGAGAAGCAAATACCCTCCCCTGCCAAACCCCACGTTGAATCTTGATGCCATGCGGGACCCTCCTGCAAACCGGCTCCTATAGCATGACATCAACAAGGGATGCCGAAAGGCATCCCTATTTTTTTTATTCAAAAACTTTGGTAAATACCGAGAAAATGTTGGAATCAACCGATTTTGCATGTACGTTGAAGGAAACGAAGACGACCATTCCCATCAGCCGTACGCCGAAACCGATAAGCGGGTTCGGTCTGAAGCCGGGCAGATACAGGCCGTCCGCGGTGAAAGTCGCCGGATTTGACCCGTTGGACGCCAACCATGCCGCATCTACCGGTGTGGGGTCGTTTCCCGTCCTCGACAGGACGTGCAAACAAGGAAAGGAAAACACTGGAATGAGAGACAACCAAACGACACGGCGCATGCCAATGATCGTGACGGCAATGGCCTGCGCGACCGCGAGCATGCTGGCCGGCCTGGCACTGGGCCCATCCGCAATGGCAGCCGACACGACCATCACACTGCAAGGTGCAGACGGAGCAAGCCTGGCCGGACACACGTTCAACGTCTACCAGATAGGCACATACACCGGAGTGGTGCTGAAAGGCAACCAGATCTCCAGCCTCGGAATCCAAGGCACCACCGAATCCAACGCATGGGCGGATGACGCCATCACCATCGCCAACGGTTACGACAAGGACACGTCCGACGACATCACCAAGGTCGGCGGATACGATGCCGCAGGCAGCATCGCCGCCATCGACATGGCCAAGCAGGCCAAGCAGCTGAGCAACATCCAAGCCGCCCTCAACGCCTCCAGCAGGAAGCCGGCCACCGTCGCGGGCGGAGCCGACCTGACCACGCAGGATGCCACCCTGAACATCACCGTGCCGGAAGAAGGCCTCTACTACATCACCGACTCCGCAGGCAGCCCGATCATCATCGGCACAAAATCCGGTGCAGGCACCGCCATGAGCGGCGCCCCCGGCCGAACCCTCGGCGTCGCGGTCATCAAGTCGAAGAGCGTGACAACCGACAAGAAGGTCGTCGTGGACCGTGACGGCCGACAGGTCTCCAAGCAGGGTGATGCCGCCGACCCGGTGGCCGTGACCGTGGGTGATACCGTCACCCACACCATCGACGTGACTGTTCCGAACACGGCCGTCAAATTCAAGCTCGCCGATGCCCCTGCCGGACAGGAATACGTGAAAGGTAGCCTGAAGGTGGCTCTGAGCGGGACTGCCACTGACGTGACCGCCGATACCGTCATCTACGACGGCGAAACCCAGCACGGCGCGAAAGCCCTGCCAGGTGACGCCACTCTCAAGAAGGAAGACAGAACCCCGGCCGACCCGGATATCACCGTTCCGGCCGGAGGCTGGGCTCTGAACGCCACCAAGCTCATCACCACGCAGGGCGGCAAGAAGATCACCATCACCTACCAGAGCGTCGTCACCAAGGCCACGGCCGAGAAACCATCCGAAAACTCGGTTTCCGGCACCGCCATCTTCAAGGACGGAGCCCACTACACCGTCGTCACCAATGGCGACAAGGTTGACCTGAAATCCTACGATTTCACCCTCAAGAAGGTGAGCGCAGCCGACGTGAACACGCTCGTGGATGGAGCTGAATTCCAGATCCAACGCGGAGACAAATACCTGAAGCTGGATACGACGACCGGCGAATGGTCCGAAGCCGCCGACCAGGCTTCCGCGACCACATTCACCACCGGTGACTCCAACAACGACGGCAAGGTCGACCATAAGGACAATGCCGCGCAAAAGGGTCTTATCGCATTCAAGGGTCTCGGCTACGGCACCTATACGGTGACCGAAACCAAGGAGCCCGCCGGCTATGCCTCCTATGCGAAGCCGAGCTTCACCGTCACCATCGACGATGCAGGCACCGCCATCAGGTTCGCCGGCAAGGATCAGCCGGGCCTGACCACCGGTATCGACAACAACACGGTCCAAGTCAAGAACATCACCAACCTGACCCAATTGCCGCAGACCGGTGGAGCCTTGGCCTTCGCCTTCTGGCTGGCGGTCTCCTGCCCATTGTGGGGCAGTGGAATCGTCCTCGCCGAACGCAGCCTGAAGAACCGTCGCAAGGCAGTCAATCTGGCCGGCAACGGTCTCGCCTGATCCAAGAGAGACCATGACGCGGGACGTGCGTCGGAAAACGAAAACCCGTCGAACGTCCCGCTCAATACCTTTTTTCCAAAACCATGCCGAACATGAGATTCAGGGGAAGAGAAAACACAATGCACAGCATATTGAAACGTTCCGCCGCACTGATCGCATCCGCGGCCACGCTTCTCGGCGGAGGCATGCTCATGGCGGGCACCGCGCAGGCGGACGGGATCGGCCTGCCGGTCATGACCATCCATCCGGCCGCGAGCACATCGTATCCGAAGGAGCTGGTCAACGGCGATTTCCAGACGTTCGGCAACCGGATCGTCGACAAACGTTCCGGCGGCTGGCAGTACCTCTCGTTCGTCGACGGCAACGGCATGGCCATGGAAGGCTCGAGCGAGCAACCATGGGCGAAGGTGGACGGCTGGGATGCCGTGAAATTCGGCTGGAAATCCAATGATTCCGTCAGCGGGCACAGAGGGATCGTGGAAGTCCAACGCTTTAGGACGGCCGTCAAAGGCAGCACGGGCAACGTGTGGGGCGAGATCGCGGCCGCCACGCAGGGCAAATACCTCTACCAGGACATCGACACGGCGAACACATCCGACGCCATGTACACGGTCCGTCTGAAGCACGCCAGCCGCAACAAGGACGCCAGGGACAGCATGCAGGTGCTCGTCGGCGCGCCCGGCCGGGAGAAGCCGGTCACGATGCGCCGCACCATCGCCAATGCGGGCGACAAGGCCGGCGAGGAATCCACCACGATCACGTCCACGGGAACCGGCCAGGACGACCAGTGGGACACGTACGAGGGCACGGTCCTCGTCCCCAGGGGACAGGATGTCACACGGTTCACGTTCAAAAGCGTGGCCGATTCGAACAGTGCCGGCCGTCCCGACAGCGCGGAAGGCAACCTGATCGACGATGTCGTGTTCACCAAGGCCTACCAGCTCACGTACGACGCGAACGGAGGCGTGAAAACCCGGACCAGCCAGATCGACTACACGACAGGCGGTGAAACCCGGGGCAAGGTGAAGACCGTGCGGGATTCGCCCGCACCGCCCGCAGGCCAAGAGAAGATCGTCAACGGCGACTTCGAATACTCGGGGACCGGGGCGGGCCTGTCCGACTCCCCGTTTAACTACGTGAGCCTGAGCCAGAAATCCTACTATTACAAGGATTCCAGGAACGTCAACCACCGTGTCGCCCTGCCCGCCGGATTCGACGCGAAACGGTTCGCATGGAAAAGCGACCAGACCGGCAAGGATCTAGGCAACCCGCCCTACGAACAGGCCGGCGACGTGCAGGTGTGGAACAGGTACGACGGCTCCAACCATTACGCCGAACTCACGGCCGCCCAGGCCGGATCGGCCATCTACCAGGACATCGACACCGAATCCGACAGCGACGTGCAGTACATCGTCAGCCTCAGGCACGCGAGCCTGAACGCCAGCCACCTGGACAGCATGCAGGTGCTCATCGGCGCTCCCGGCCACGAGACCCCGGTAACCATGACCCGCGTGACCGCCAACGGGTACGGCGACAAGGTTGGCGAATCCTCCGACACGATCGCCACCAGGGTGTCCAACCCGAAACCCGCGGACAGGGAGGACTCCGACCATACAGGCCAATGGGAGACGTACACGGGAACCGTGACCGTGCCCGCTGGGCGGCCGGTCACCCGGTTCACGTTCCGCAACGTGTCGTCGAAGAGCGCATGGAACGGCAACCTCATCGACGACATCGCGTTCACGAAAGCCCGCAGGCTCGACTATGACGCGAACGGGGGAACCAAAGCGCAGGCCAGCCAGATCGGCTACAGGACCGACGCGACCCAAGGCGCGGTGGAGACCGTCGCATCCAAGACCCTTCCCACCGAACTGGTGAACGGTTCGTTCGATTATCTGCTGGATGGCGGTTGGGATACTATCAGCCCGGTAGGTCGTGGCGGATACGCTGATGACCGTGGTTGGGGCAGGTTCACAAGTGTGGACACCGCTAGCGGCGAATACATCCAGAACGCCGGACAGAATCCGGCAACATTCGATTCCACCGGCAAGTGGGTGAAGTGGCCCGGTTTCGATGCCGCGAAGTTCGGCTGGGCTTCGAACCAAAAGGGCGGACAGCCGCAAGGCGGAGTCGGGTTGACCGACCGGCCCAATGCGGTCGAATTGCAGCAGGATTCCGTGACAGGCAACACGTATGCGGAGATCGTCGGCTCGGAGAGGGGCAAGGCGATCCTACAGAAGATCGACACGCAGCATGATTCGGACACCGTATACACGGTGCGTTTCGACCATGCGAGCCTGTCCAAGGAGCACGCGGACTCGATGCAGGTTTTGGTCAACGGCAAGCCCGTGACCATGACCCGCGTCACCAGCAACAAGGCGGGTGACGAACAGGGTTGGACCGGTACGAGCATCACCACGCACGCGACCAACACCAACCGTTTCCAGCATGACGGCCAGTGGGCGACCTACGAGGGCAAGGTCACGATCCCGGCGAACACGCCTGTCAGCACGTTCACTTTCAAAGCCCTGAACGCCGTGGACCCGACCAAGGGCAACCTGATCGACAATCTGACGTTCAAGATCGCATACAGGCTCAGCTACGACGCGAACGGCGGGGCCAAGACGAACGCCAGCAAGATCAGCGCATCCTCGAACGGCACGGTCCGACTCGCCGCGACCAGGACGTCCGTCCCATCCCATGCCCTGGAGGACACGGACGTGCCCGCCGACTACCGGAGCTTCACGTTCGACACCACCAGAACCAGACTGGCCGACGCCCGGTTCGACGGGAACTGGACCACCACCCGGGACGAGGCCGGCGGCAGCATCC